CACCAACTTTTAAAATATATTTCGTTTGCCATTACTTTTTCTTTTTTTTCTTTTTAAGAAATACCTTTAATTTCTCAATGTTCTTTGCCTTTGGTTTGTAGATCATAACTTGTTACTAAAGTACCCACCCATTAAATGTAGCCTCATAACTAGGATAGATGTCATCATTGACGTTATTTGTGTACTCTGGATATGTAGCTTGGTTAAAACTCATAAAGTCTATAAAACGTCTTGAATACCATTCCGCATTTGTTCTTGCTTTCTCAACTAAAAAATCAACCTCGTTCTTATCTACAGTTTGTGCATTTTCAGATGTGTGTTTATATACACCGCCATTTTTAATTTGGTAAGCTGCAAAAGGAATGTAGTTTGCCTGGGCATACCAGATCAACATCTCAACTATAAAATCATCAAGAATAGTTTTCCATCTTGCATTAGCCGGTAAATCAATTCCGGCAACAATAGCATCAGTTAAACCGGTATACATATTTGTACCTATGATTTGTTGTATATCAATCTGTTGAGCGATTTTTATGAACTGTATGAACTTGTCTGTGTCAACGTTGCCGTCAATGATTGAGTTCCTTACTAGGTCGGTTCTATTTATAAATAATACTGTTGCCATTTATTTTCTTTTATTAGTTGGTAAAAAACCCTCATTAGGCATATCTATTGGTCTTTTCGCTACAAGCCTATCATTCTTTTCCGGTTTAAAACCTCTCCGTTTAGCTTCATTCACACTTATTGTTGGTGCTAGTGGGCTTTTAATATCAATCTTTCCTTTTCCTTTTTTCATATAAGTCTTACGCATCCAAAAATGGTGACAATTACCACCCCCTTTGTATTCCCAAACTGAATATGTTAAAGCTCCTTTAGGTCCCCATCCAATAGTTCTACCATCCTTGTTGGTGTATGATGAATTTACTTGCACTTTTCCCATAGCAACAATATCTTCTTTTCTGTATATCTTTTTTGCCTTAACCATCTTTTGGCAAAAATCTCTGCTATCATCTGGCTGCAAACTAGCTTTTAAAGGCGCATATTGATACCTTACTTTAAATTCAACACCATCAACTTCTTCATCTTGTTCAGATTTTGAATTTGGTCTTGCAGTTCCGGTAGATACAAAATTCCAGATCTTTGATAATAAGCTTTTATCCTTTTTATTTAATTCGTCAATTTGATAATCCAATGCTTCTTCATCTTCATAATCAACTTTTCTTTCATCAATTAAAGTCCATTCACTTAAATCTTCATCTTCACCGTATTCTTCTAGTTCAGTTTTTAATGGTACGCAATTAGGTACTTCTTTACCATCTTTAGTCTTTGTTCCTATCTGCTCATAGCCATCCCAACACGGTGCTTTAAGTTCTTCGTGACTTACACAAGGCATATAATATGTTACACCCTCAACCTCGTGTTCGTGGTAACCACCGCAACCCATTTCATCAGCTACCTTTTCTGCTTCTTCTTTAGTCTTGTATGCTTCTTTTCCATCAATCTTTTTAAGATTTAATTTCTCCATCTCAACACCTGTTTCTTCTTCAATAGTTTCCTTGTCTTGTATCTCACTATCTACCTCTGTAAATTCTAGTGGCTGTAACGTTGTAAAGTATAGGTTTAAGCTAATATCATTGTAAGCTAGTATATTATCAAAGCTATCTATTAAAAGTTCTTGAAATGGTCTAATAACGGTGTTGTCCATTAAAAGGCTAGCGGTCTTTATTTCCTCTGCATTGTTACCCAAACCAGATCCATCCTTTATTCCTAAAAGCATAGGGCTGACAATCCGGTGAGCCACCATTATTTTTTGAGTACTCTCTGCACTCAAGAATTGGTATTGGTTATGTGCATCACTTAATTGAACCGGAGTTATTTCTGCTTGACTTTCTTTATTGTCATTAAAAGCGAGTATGAACTTGCCCGCATTACTAGTGCCGGAAAATTTCTGCGCTATCTTCGTTTCTATTAATTGTCTTTCTTGTTGGTTAGGTGTACCGTTGTTAAAGTTAATTAACATTGATGGGCTTAAACCATTCATTATGTTGTTGAGGTGGTAATTTGATACTTCTTCTTCTAGCTCTGCGTACTGTAAACCACCTTGGTAATCTACCGGTGAATAGTAGTAGAAACCACTCTTGTATGGTTTGATGTAATATATTTCAATACTTTCTTTACTCATTCCAAAAGCCGGAATTCTTAAAGGTTCATCAGTCTTTTTTATGTTTGCCCAATCATTAAAATAGTAGTAAGCTGGTACATTACCATCTGCATCACATTTTTCTGCTCTTAATGTTTCAATAGGCATATGTTCTAATTGAACAATCTTGCTTCTATCCTTGTTGTATATGACCTGGATAGCACATTGCCCCATTAACTTTAAATCATAACAAGCTCTACGTACAACATCTTTTTTAAACAAAGAAACCATTTGTGCATACTCATTAGGTTTTTTATTGCTATCAGTAGCATTTAAACCTTTTCCATAAATAGCTTGTGAAATACCATTTATAGCAGCATTGTTTGTAGGTGAACCATTATAACGGTCTATAAGGAATTGAAAGTAGTTATTATCAGCCCCGTATTCAATCCAATCAGCACCATTAACTTCTTTTACTTCCGGACTTGTATAAGTACTTAAATTTACAAAGCCAAACTCTGATACTTTTGTTTTGCTAAATTGTCCTTTTTCGTTTCTTTTTCTCATATTACAATATAGTCATTATTGAAACCATCGTATTCTGTATATTGGTCTTTATTTACTTTATAGAAATAATTGTTATCTGCATCAATTTCTGCTTTTTGTGCAGTACAGAAAATCCTATCCTTATATATTACATTTGTTTTTAGTGCATCTGAATATAAAGTTAAATCATAAAAATGCCCCTCAACTAAATTTGAATAGGTATCATTATATACATTGTAGGTATCGTTTACAATTTCAATATTACCAACACCAGCAACTCTAGGTACTAATATATAATCAACAGTCACATTTGTGCTATCATCTCTAATAGTCATAAATGCACTTGATACATAATCTCTAGGTATTATAGAAAATTGATTTGTTGTAGTTGGGTTAAATAAAATCATCACTTATATAACGTATAAAAAACACTTATTTGTAAAAACAAAAAAAAAGCACCCTAAAAAGAGTGCCTTTAATTATAACTAAATATATATTAGTTTGGTACTATCACATCATCTGAAACACTTGGCGCTGCATTTAAAAATAATGGTGCTGTTTCTTCCATACCCTCTAGAACAAGAGTAAAGCCTGATAAATCTCCAGCAGCTGCTCCAGTTACAACAGTTCCACCAGTTACTTCCATTCCATTTTCTATTCCACAACCAAAGAAATTTCCGTAATAATCTTCAACAATTACATTGGGTCTAGATACAGCAATTTGTTGTAGTTGCTGTTGTGTAAGTGCATCTAAATATGTAAGTGTTAAATTTAAAGTTTGTGTATAAAAAGTTGTTCCATTCTCTCTAGATGATGTTACAGCTGTTTCAAGGCTTGAATTACCTTTTACTTCATACTTAAACCAATCGCTATCCCCTCCAGCAATATAGCTTAGAGTTGATATACCAGTTGCAGCATCAAAAGTAACCTGGTCTATATTTCCAAAGTCTAGGAAATAAATATTCTTTATTCCGCCAAAGGCAGATTTACAAGGAAGACTTCTCCCCTTAGTTATTGTACATGGCATAATTTTATGTTTTAAAAAAAAAGGGCGAGTAGATATATTCCACCCACCCTTTTAAATGATTAATTAATTGTTTAGGCGTATTCTACAATATCAGAAGAAATTCCAAACTGAACAGCTGAGGTAAATCTCATTACCATTCTTACATTGTTCGACGCATCCAAATCACTCATATCTAGCACTTTAACTTCTTGAGTTGAGTTAAGAAGTCCAGTTCCGAAATACAAGTTAGAGCGTTGCGCTGCATACATTTTGTTTGCACTCATTCCTGGGCATACAAATATTTTAACTCCGTTTACTGTCAAACTTCCGT